ACTGGCAAGCTTCAGCTTATCCGAATGATCCGGGTTTAAGTAAGCAATTTACAATTACACAACATGCGGATGCAAATACTGGTGGAAATATTATTAATACTACCACTTTAGCTCCGGCGACAACGACACAGGCTCCGGCTACAACAACGCAAGCTCCGGCTACAACAACGCAAGCTCCGGCGACAACGACACAGGCTCCGGTAACAACACAATATGTACCACCAACGCCAAATTATAGCAATATTACAGCAAACCCATCAGGTACAGTTGATGAAGGACAACAGATTACAATAACAGTAACTGGTAGTAATATAACTAACGGAACTCGTGTATGGGTGAATATGTATTCTAATTTAGCAGATGCTGCCGACCAAGATGATATAACGTCTGGTTGGTCTTCTGGTGCAGGTTCGGGAGATTCGCCAAGTGATTCTTCTTGGGGTAATTGGGTAACTATGAATAGTAATACTGGTAGCCATACAATAACATTAAAGAATGATAACAAGCTAGAAGGTCCTGAAACTTTAACATTTAGTTTATATGCAACCGATGAGAATGGTTATTCAACCGGAAATGTACAGACTGCAGTAACTATAAACGATACATCATATCCAACACTATATACTGTTAGTTATATTCCAGGTAATTACTCCCAATATGGTTCATGTTCATATACTAATAATCCTAAAACAGCTACGTATGAAGCCCCAGAAAACGGATTGGCGACATTGAGTACTCTTACAACTGCTATTATGAACGATGACGAATATGTCGGATCTTCTGGTGTTTACTTTAAAATAGTAAGTAGCACTGAACCTGGATTCCAGTATAATAGTCATATTGTAAACCACTCAGCGCCGGCGACTGCAGTAGATTGTAGCGGGGTTACAACGACAACTGAACCACTACTTGACTTTACAACAGTCGCGACAAGTGGTACTAGTTATAGCACAGGTCGTCAATATCAATTTGAATTGACAGGTGTCCCTAGAACGGGTAATCGTATCGGTATGGGAATATATGGGAAGTCGCACTATTATGTAATTCCATCATCACAGGATGGAAGTATTGATGGAGTTGGTGCAGGGTATGCAGCTTTCTTAAATAATTTAAGTCGAACAGATTGGGTAGGAAGCACAGGTTATACTTATACTCAAGGCAACCCACCAGGGTTTGAACCTACAGCATCGTATAGTTCATCAACAAATAGATTAACATTTAATATGAACTGGCAAAACTCAATAAATGCGCCTAATGTAACCATTAGTTGATAAAAAGTAATATATATAAAAATAGAATAAAGTCAATATGCCTTCAATAATTCAAAGATCTGTTACTTATACAGGAAATAATACTACATCAAATCCAAATTTTACATGGGTTAATGTGGATGGTGTATCATGGATCACAAGATCTGATACAGAAACTACAGGTACATCAGACTTTACAATTGCAGATAATACTGGTGCGACTAGAACATCTCAATGGGAAGTAAGACATTGGAACTATGTTAATGATAACACATTAGTAGATAGTTTTACTATTACACAAACTGGGGATGGTACAGTCAGTTCTACTACAACATTAGAGCCAACTACGACTACAACATTAGAGCAAACAACGACAACTACAGTTGAATCAACGACTACAACATTAGAGCAAACAACGACAACTACAGTTGAATCAACGACTACAACATTAGAGCAAACAACGACTACAGCTGCGCCACTTAATAGTATTTTATTAACGTCCACTAATGCTACTATTGTAAATGAACATATTTCTGGCCAAGGAGGTAGTGAATATAGTGATGATAATTCAAGTCAATCGGCAAACGCGGCAACAACATATACTTTTGCGTTAGACCCTGATGCAACTCTAGTAAAAGATAATGATGTATATTGGGCAATTACAACCCCGGATGATTCTAATCACCAGTCGAGTATTACTCCATATTGGGTTGAAAATTTAACAGTTAATAATTCTCCGAGTACTGGACAGGCACAGGTTTCTTATGACCACGTTGATCCAAATGCTAATAGTGGTGGGCTTATTAGAAATCAACCTTATACAGAAGAGAGCGCTAGCACACAAGCAGGTCCAAATACAGGTCTACCGGCTAATCAAATTTATTTAATTGTTAGACATCCAGATGATACAAGCCACTGGTGTTCTGTTTTAATTACAGCTCCTAATACATCTATAACGACGACACAAACGCCGGTACCTCAATTTAATTTTGAATTTACTTCGGTAAATCACAGTGGGCATCCTAATCCAATGGTAGGTAGTGGACCCGTAACAGCTAACTTCGATTGGAATGGCGACGCTCATGTAGATATAACCGATACTGATAGTAACGGAATCTACACCTATTTTAGTGTAGAAAATCCGAACAGTCCTGCTAGTTCATATATTGACACGGTTTCTTTTTCTCCTTCCTCTAATGATGGATATGTAACTGCTTGGATTGATGAAGGTTCAGGTAACGAAAACGGTGGTGAGACTTTAACTATTGATTTTAACACAGATGGTACTTTTACATTGGATTCGGCTAGTGTAGATAGCATCGCCTTTTCATGGGGACCATGTCACGTAGAAGGTACAGTAATGAATTTGGCTGATGGTACAACTAAACTAGTAGAAGATCTGCAAGTGGGTGACGTTCTAGCCTCTTATGATATTACAGGGTTAGGCGATGATGAAACAGAATCAACTTGGGAAGAATACTCAAGTCAAATTAATCAATTCTCAGCTAGCTCAAGTAGCGCAACCGTTACTAGAGTAATCGCAGGTCAGCATACTGCATATCATAACTTTAATAACGGTTTAACAAAGGTAACTGGTGAACACCCTATCCTAGTAAAATCTGCTGGTAATGATATTTCGTTTAAACAGGCAGCTGATGTTATAGTTGGAGATTCATTCTACACTGCAAATGGGTGGGTAGAGGTAACCAACACTGAGTATGTTACGGAAACTGTTAATACATATTCAATTGACGTAGAAACTGAAGACGTCTATATGGCTGATGGTATATTATTCCACAACGCAGAATTACGCGAAAAAATTACCTAATGAAAAATTGATATATAATTAAATAAAACAATATAAAAATGGCTAAAAAAATCCTATCATTCGAAGAGTATCAAGTTCAGTTAAAAGCTGGACAAGATAACGTAGATACTACAGAAGAAGTAGAAAACGAAGAGTGCCCATGTGGTACCGACGAAGAAGGTAATTGTTTAGAGTGTGAAGAAGGCACTGAATTACCTGCTGAAGAAATAGAAGACGAAGAAGATGATTCTGACGACGATATTGATGATTCTGAAGAGTCTGATGACGACGATTCTGACGAAGATGACGATGATGAAGACGACGACGATGACGACGAAGATGAAGATGATGATGAAGAAGATTCTGAAGAAGCTCCTGAAGAAGAAGTTGAAGAAGTTGAATCAGAAGGAGAAGCAGAAGCTCCATCAACAGTAGAAGAAATGTTAGTTGAAGGCTATGCAAAAGTAAAAGAAGCTGCATGTGCTTATGAGAATGACGAATACCAAGACCACACATTAGAAATGTATATGAAAGAGAATGCTGCTCTAGTAGCGACTCTTGCTGCAAAGGCAATGGAAGAAGGTTATGGTGAAGTTAAAGAAACAGAATTAACTCAAGAAATGTATGAGGCTCACTGTAATGAGATGAAAGAGGCTTATGCTAAAAAGATAGACGAGTTAAAAGAAACATACGGCGCAGGTAAAGAATAATATGAAATATATTAAACCACTTAACGAGGCAAGGCAGGCTCCAGCAAAGAAACTATTTAAAATGGTAGCTAAAGGTAGCACTTCTGAAATTGAAGGTCAGAAGATCTCTAAGGAGATGGCTCAAGCTGCATTAGACTGGTTTGATAGATCTGTCTATGCTAGAAAATATGCTAACCAAGTTCAAAAGGCTGGTATGGGCGCAGTAGCTCCACTAATCTTTGGTGACTACTGGGGTATTAAGAAAACCATTGGTTCTAAACTAAAAGCAGAATTTAAAGAGTTACAACAAGCATATAAAAGAGAAAGAAACGAATCAGTTCTATTAGAATCTGACGCAACTCCTACAATGTTATTAGCTCAAGAGATTGAAGGTGCAGAATATCACATGGCATTCGGTGATGGTGAAACAGTAGACGCAAGGTCTACTAAGAAAACCTGGGATGATGGCGTACCAGTACTTAAGTATATCGCAAGAGCTCCTAAGAAGTCTGTAGATATACCTAAAGGTAAATTTGAAGTAGTTATTGACGATAAGTACGGATGGTTCTACTGGCAATCCAAGGGCGTGTGGTACGGTATGGAAAAGGATGATGATATAGCTCCACCATTTGAATACTAATGAAAAAGGCAAAACAAATTTTCTGGGAATATTGGATTAAACCCTGGAAGCCTGCATATTAGGTACACACATTTAGAAACTTTTAGAGAAGTCTATGTATAATTAATTGAATACATAGACTTTTTTAGTATGCCAAGAATACCCGTAGACTTAATTTATATGCAGATGGCTTATCAGATAGCTAAGCTCTCGTATGCTAAACGTAGGCGCGTTGGTTGTATTATTGTAAAAGATACACAGGTAATATCAACTGGATATAACGGTACGCCACATGGCTTTGATAACAACTGTGAAGAGGAACAAGTCAGAGAGATTGAGAATGAAAATCATAAACAAGTCCTAGAAGAAAAGGGTTATGATTGCGATGACTCATGTTGTTCTAAAGAGGTAACTAAAAGAGAGGTCTTACATGCAGAGTCTAATGCTCTAGCAAAGGTAAGTAAATCTACATTAAGTGCAGAAGGCGCAGATATGTATATCACTACATGCCCATGTTTTGATTGCGCAAAATTAATTATTCAATCAGGTATTAAAAGAGTATTCTTTTCAGAGGATTATAGAGATATGTCTGGCATAGGACTCTTAGAAAAGGCAGGTATCGAAGTTAAAGAGGTTATATGTTGGAACGCGGACGAGTAGAAAGTATTATTGATGATGCCTTAAAGGCAAATAAATTTGGCCAAGGCTTTGAATTTAGAGCAGGGCAAAGAGAAGTCGTCGAAGCTATCTGCAATCACTATCTTCAAGATCCAGAGGGAACTATTATCTTAGATGCCCCAACTGGAAGTGGTAAATCACTAATTGCTATGTGGTCCGCGCACGTCCTAAAAGAACTCGGTAAAAGAGGTTATTTAGTAACCTCTGATCTAATGCTACAAGATCAGTATGAAGAAGACTTTAAAAGACTAAAGTTGGATTGGCCCAGTATAAGAGGAGTAGACAACTATAATTGTAATGTAAATGATCTGCCATTCTCTCTTGCAGATTGTAAGATGAAAGGTATTGGGTATGAAGCTGCCGAGAAACTAAAATGCTGGGGAACCTGTGGGTATCTTCAGGCTAGGCGGCGCGCGAAGGAGCTACCTGTAGCTCTCTTCAACTATTCATATTATCTAATACAAAGGAATTATGTAGAGGATAAGATGCAAGAACAAGACAGAGAGATACCATTTCCTAAGAGAGACTTTGTATTCTTTGATGAAGCACATAAGGTAGACAGTATAGTACAATCACACTTTAGTCCTAGAATAGATGTTAGTACACCAAAGTTATTTAAAGAAGTAAACAGGTTTATACAGAAGCATGGATTGCAAACTTCCTGGGTATCTGATAACAGAATAGAAGATATAGTCGACCGCTTAATGCGGGAAGACGATCACCAGGAGCTCATGAGGCACATCAGCGAGTTCAGAGGTATTGCCGTGGTTTACCGCAAGGCCAGAACTGCAGCTCTTAAGGTCAGCAAACTACAGTATCGGACTGGAGATGTTCCTAAAGAATGGCAGACTTTTTTTGGGCGAATGGATAGACTTAAAGATATATGGTGTAAGTTTGATGACTATCATGACATAATTAAAGAGCTCGGCAATGATGCAATTGTTATTAATCGAAAAGAAACTGAAACTCAATTCTTATGTTTGGAAGAGGCAATGATGATTGATAAATTCTTACAGAAGAAGAGTGGCTTTAAAGTCTTTATGTCAGCAACATTAGGTGATATTAAATCATTTGCGAAACATACTTCAATGGGTAATGCGAGAGTTATTAGAATGAGTAATAATTTCGACTACAAAAAATCCCCCATCGTTTTCGTCAACAGGCACAAACTGTCTTTTAGAGAACGCGAACAAAATCTCCCCCATGTAGTAAAGACCTTAGACAAAATCCTAGAGAAACATAAAGGGCAAAGTGGAATTATTCACGCCGGTTCCTATGATTTCATGAACTTCATCAATCAACATTCTAAACATAAGTTCAGTTTTATTACCTATGACATGGCAAAGGAGAGGGGCGGCGCGATCGATCTGTTTAACAAAACTGAAGGCAAAATACTTTTAGGTCCATCTCTATTAGAAGGGTTAGATCTTAAAGACGATAAATCTAGATTTCAGATCTTCTTTAAAGTACCATATCCATCATTAGGCGATCCACTTGTGAAAGCCAAGATGAAAACATTTCCAGGATGGTATGATTGGAAAACAGGTATTGCTATTCAACAGGGAGCTGGTCGTAGTATCAGATCTAAAGATGATTGGGCAGTTACCTATATCCTGGATGCTTGCTTTAGAAGCCTGATAAATAAAAAGGGGTCATTCCCACCATCATTTGAAGAAAGAATTAAAACAATTTACTAATGGCATATAGCGCAATTATTATAGATAACTTTTACGATAATCCGGATGATGTTAGAGCCTTTGCTTTACAACAAGACTTTAATGTAGACGGCAACTATCCAGGTCATAGGACTCAAGCATTCCTATCACCATCAATTAAAAATTGGATTGCACATCATTTAAAAGGAGTGCATGGCGAACCTATCTGGCCACAAGAAGGCAAAGAAGAATATTGTGGTGCATTTCAATATACAACTGCAGCAGATAGAACTTGGATTCATTGTGATGGCTGGAACGACTGGGCAGGAGTATGTTATTTGACTCCAGATGCTCCTGTTACTGGAGGAACTGGTATTTATAGACATAAAGAAACCGGACTTATTTCATGCCCTAGATTAGCAAACGGAGAAAAAGACTTTGAATTATTAGACAAACTTAATAAGGATGGCCAAGACTACACTAAGTGGGAATTGGTAGATACTATAGGTAATGTCTATAATAGATTAGTACTTTATCCTGGCGATCTATTTCATGCATCATTAGATTATTTCGGTAAAGACCTGGAAACAGGTAGATTATTTCAAACATTCTTTTTTAACACAGAAAATTAATATGGGATTTAACAAACTATTTCTACCAGAGTTGGTAGAATTAAAAAAACAATTAAAAGAACAAGGAGTTGAACAGTTTACAAATCATTGGAAATCAAGGTATGAAAAGACAGATGCTATCATGGGACCTGTCGGCTCCGATGACTTTATTAAACAATTTTTAAATCGTGAGTATAACTATAGAAAGACTGGTCAGCTCGAGTTTGACTTTGATTGGTCAATTATTTAAAAATAAGAATATGGCAGAGCAATTAACTGAACAGAAAGAGCAAATTTACGTTTGGACTAAAACAGAACGTGCAGGAGACATTGTTACATTTGATAAAGTAGATGGTGAATTTACTTTATTTACAGATGGAACTAAAGTTTTCTCTAATATTATACCAGAACTCTTAATGGAAGCGAAGGATATTTCAAATGCTAAAGTTTTAGCAACTCCATTTAAAAGTACTATTGCATCTACAGGCCCAGAGCCAATTGATGAAACACCGGTTAAGGCAACACCTCAACCTGTGACTCAAAATAACGCAGAGGTAAATGTTATGTTAGAAATGCTAAGAAAGCTTAGTGCTAAGAATTCAATCGAGATGCCTTTACAATTAAATGTACCTTCACATGAGGTATATGAATTGTTTAAAGACCAGATGGATATTACTAAGTCAGATCTAAATGAGCAAATTTTAGCGCTTGTAATGAGCCAGATAGATAACTTACAAGAACAACTAAAACCACAAGCTGAAGAATTTATTAAATCATATTACGATGGCAGAAAAAGAACAAACACAAGAAGTAAATCAACAACAGAATCAGGGCCAGACATTACTTACTAGAAGGCAGAGAAGATTCATGATGAAACAACAAGGTGTGCTAAAATATATTAGCAAACTACCTTTAGCTGAAAGATTAAAAATTCAGCAAGCAAATATAGAGAACGGTAGAAAGCTACATCAAAGACATCTTGATATTCAAGAAAAAAGAAACCATGAAATGCTTGAAAGAAAGCTAGAGGGTTATACCAATGAAAAAGGTGAACGCGTAGATGGTTTAAAAGATACATGGAAGAATATAGGTTACAATGCAAAAGAAATGGAAATGCTTGAAGAAGCATGGGCGTTATCTATTGTAAAAGATAAAGAGACCTATAGAGAGGATAAGAAGAAAATCAAAGCTCTCCATAAAGAGGCAAAGGCGTCTTTAAATTCTCGTAAAAAATAATACTAGTTAATGATTACTATTCAAATTGAGCCGGCTGATAATGGCGTGGTCAAGTTTTTAATTGATGATAATGTCAATGGCGGAGGTGAGGAATTCACCTCTCGCGTTGTATATGAATTTGACAGTGCGCTCGGTCGAGCAAACCAGGTTAAGTTTCTAAAAGATATTGTTTTAGATTTGGGTCTTGCTACCGGTAGTGACTTAGATAGAGATAAAATAGTAGTTAAAACTGAATGGGGTAAACAGTATAACCCAAATGAAGCTGAATTAAAATTAAGAGCCTCAGAATTAAAAAAAGAACTAAAAATACTGGAGGCTAAACTAAAGAAATGACACTAAAAATAGAAGGTGTTTGGTGTAAAACTAGGACTGAGTTTGAAAAATTAGCAAAGTCTGGTGATTATGATTTAACTATATCCTATTTCGATATTGTAAATAGACTAGTTAAAAGTGACCCGTATAGCGAGGAACCATCAGATGTAATTGTTTCACTGTATATTCGTAAATTAATTCAAAAGTTAATTAACGATAAATTAGAAGGTGAAAATAATGATGCAAAGTTACTCTATATGTTTAAAAACTTAGATAGCAATGCTGTTTTAAATTTTAAACATTTTATAGCGGACCTAACAGGTGAACTTTATGATATGGATCTAATTATTATCAACAGATGCGATTACCCTAAAAGAGGTGTACTCAGTAAGTTTGATAATGTTAGATTTATAGACCATGATTAAGCATAAGATATTTACTAAAGGTGAATACGTACAAGCTTTAATATCTACTACACAAAACCCAAATGTACTTATTCCGGTTCGAGCCCTAATTTACGACGTTAAATTTGACGATGTAAACCCTAGGTATCAAATTCGTATTAAAAAGTTCTATGATAATATAGTCTTTTTAAAAGCATACTTATTTGGTGGTCGATTTATCAGAGACTTTGAAGGTAAAGAGACTAGAATTAACTTAAAAAGACAGGAATATAAAACTGTTAAAGCACTAGAAGATAGGGTCTTTGATGGTGAGAAATGGAAACAATATCTTATTACTGTCGATTCAGTATTTTGTGTGAAGACCAAGGCCGAACAAGATAAACTATTCAATAAGATACAAGACTTTCAGGTAGAAGTGGCTCTAAAGGAACTCTATGAGCTCACAAGCCGTACTCAATATACAGGTCAATTTAAGTTTCAAAGTAAAGGTGAATACGTTAAAGCACTTCAAAAGTTTTTAGTAGATAGATACCCTAAGGATAAAGATTGGGTCGATACTATACTTTATAGGCCAAATCATGATGAATTAGACCGAGGAGAGTGGGTCTAAATATAATATCCTGATACATAGTCAGATATATAATAAAAAAGAAATCATATTTATATGGGCGGTGAATTAATAGATACTAGCTTTTTAACAGGAGGTGGAGGAATGTCTTCAGCATTTCAATATCAAAATACTGAGACTGGAGATGTTGTAACTAGTGATACGCCATTAGATTCAAATGGCAATCCAATGCCAGAGGCTAATACTGATGCAGGCGCACAAGCTAATTCTGAAAATTCGGCATTAGGTTCAACTCCAACTGAGTCACAAGAAGTAACTTCACCCGGTAATACTACAAATACTGGTGCAAGTTCTGGTGAACAAAACTCAATATATGGTAATAGTGCTTTAGGTAGTAGGGCTTATGAGATTAAAGACCCGGAAAAAACTATCGAAGGTGTTAAATCTATAAGATCTAAATCTAATGCATGGACATTATTAAATTATAGAAACTATGCAGGTGGTACTACATATTCAAACCCAAAATACGGAGACTATAATAAAACAGTACTACACTCAGATAAAGATAATATTTTAAACCCAACTGCTAAACGTATTGTAGAGTATGCTGGAAATAATGGTGGTTTAGGTTTTTCTTATAGTTATAGAGACTTTATTCAGGCTGAACATTATGGTCAAATCTCGAATGAGTTTTTAGTTACTTTAAGAAGATTTGCATTTCCAGTAGGAGATGATATTAGAAATGCTGTAACTTATGATGAGGCCGGAAAAGAGTTTGATAAATCAGAACCGGATTTAGCACGTGCAATTACATGGATGTCCCCTAAATTAGGTAATGAGATGAAAGATGTTTTATCATTCGGAACTGGATTTGGTTGGACACCTGTCGATTCTGATGTTCAAGTAGCTCAAAGTGCAGGTACTGAAAAGAGAAGAGGTACTTTAGGTGCAATGATTGAAGCATCTCCTTTCGCAAAAGGAGTTGAGGCTGGTGTTAACGGTTATTCCGCTGCACAATCAGATATGATTAGTACTAAGGGTCATGGTTTCGATCCATTATCAGACACATATCCTAACCACGTATATGGACCTTACAATGCAATTAAATCTGTATTAGCAAGAGATAATAAAGGTTTAACTTTTGATAAAGAATTTACTCTTAATTTCTACTATGACTTAAGAGGTTTTGATAATACATCGCCAAAGGTAGTATTTATGGACGTACTGTCGAATCTACTAGCGATTACATATAACAATGCTCCATTCTGGGGTGGTGCTACTAGATATTCAGGTAGTGGTTCTACTGGTAAACCATTTGGAGACTTTAACAAATTAAAGTCTGGTGATTATGCTGGTTATTTGAGTTCTGTTATGACACAAGTAAAATCTTCATTAGGATCTGGATTTAAAGACTTAGGGAAAGGTGTAAAAGGTTTATTATCGGGTGATGTCAATGCAATTGGTGATTCAAAGATTATGGATAACCTAGTTGGTGGTGCGTTAATGAAGCACTTAGGTTCTCCATCTGGTGGTGATATTGTAAAAGCCTTTTTAACAGGCGATCCAACAGGTCAATGGCACTTAACGGTAGGTAATCCTATGAATCCTATGCTGGTTTGTGGTAACCTAGCATTACAAAATGCTAAATTTGAATTTGAAGGTCCTTTAGGTTTTGAAGGTTTTCCATCTAAGTTAAAGATGATAGTAACTCTAAAACCTGGTAGACCTAGAGATAAATCAGAAATTGAGTCTATGTTTAATGCAGGTAGAGGTAGAATGTACTTACAACCAGAAGTTGAAGGTAAATCTCTAGACGATGTAATGGATGTATCACAATTTGGAAATAAAGATAGAAGAAGAATGACTGGCGATAGAACGCTTAGAAATTCAGACTTCGCTGCAGGTTAATAGATGGATTTTAGAACACTTTTAAATAAGACTAAAGATACAGTCAAATTAATAATGACTCAGCCTACAATGTTATTTACAAACAAAGCTGAACAGACTGGAGTGCGCGAGCATATTGTTAAAGATGATGAAGCAACTAGACCTGATTTGATCGCATTAGAATATTATGGAGATCAGACTAAGACTGATATTATTTTAAAATATAACGGCATTTCCGATCCGTTCTCATTACAGGCTGGAGATGTATTAGAAATACCTTCATCTGGAATTGCATTTCATAAATTAGATAGACCAGAAGGAGGCGAAGATAATGCTATTAAAAATCAGTTTTTACAGGGTAAGCGATTCTCTAAAAAAGATGATAGAAGAATAGAGGCATTAAAAAAGAAATACAATAAAGAAGTTTTACTTCCACCTAACGTAATACCTATTGGTAAGAAAAACTATAAGTTTGATAAAGGTTTAGTAACGTTTGGTGCGCAGGCTCAAAGAGGAGAACTTAATGACCCTGTAGTGAAAAATATATTAGAAGATGTGGCTCCTGATTTGGCCGCTACATTTACACCAACTGATGTAGAATCCGGTGGAGGATCAGGTTTTGGCGGCGGTAGAGGTTTAACTGAAAATCAACTTGATAAATTATTAGATAAAGGAGTTGGTAAAGGTAAACTTACGTCTGGTTCAGGCGGTGGCCGAGGTCTAACAGCTACAGAAAATTCTAGTAATCAAAATACTGGTGATGGCCCTCAGGGTACTGGTAATGCAGATGGAGTTTCTAATGATGGTGCTCCTTGTAACTAATATTAAAAGATGGAATTAGATAATCATATATTAGCGGTAGTTGAGCCGGCTCTTATGCCTACCGAGATTAAGATGGAAGCCCTAGCAGAAGATAAGGGTGATAATGTAGATAAGCAAACTAAAGCTATTGGTGCATTTGAACCTTTTATTTTATGTAATGGTGTACAGGTAAAAAGAGTTAATATAGAGTCTTTTGAAATTGAGTTAAGTGGTAATGTACCTAAATGTTCAGTATCTTTTACAGATCTAGGTGCTTTTAAAGTTGATTCAATGCCCAGAGATGGTGACTTCTTTACAATCCTATTAAATTCAAAACACCAAGAGACTTTTAAGTCAGTTCACATGGATTTTGATATAATAGAAGTAATTTCAGCACCGGATGCCCCGGATGTAGAAGGTGGTAGCGAAATAACATTAGAGGGTATTGCTAAAATACCTAGGTTATTTGGAGAAGACTGTCAAGTATTAGATTCAGATACTTCATTAGCACATTTAGAAAAGATTGCTAGAGATTTAGAGTTAGGATTGGCTACAAATGTAGAAAGCACAGACGATAAGCAGTCTAGAATTCAAGCTTATGAAACTTTCTTAGATTTTATTAAGTCTATTGTAGAAGATTCATATATTTCAGATGACGCGTTTGCTAAATGGTATATTGACCAATATTACTATCTAACCTATGTGGATATTAATAAGATATTCAATTCTAAAAATCCTAAGCTAGATGAAGTAATGTCTGTATTAACTTCGTTTGCTAATTCAGAAGCACAGAAAAGAACTGCAGAAGATACTACAGATTCAGATAACGTAAAAGTACCTTTATTATTAACTAACCATGTAGAACTTACAGGTTTAAGTTGTTATATTAGAGACTTTGAAATAGTAAATAATTCTTCTAAAATAAGTTTAAAGGCGGGTAACTCTAGAAACGTACAGATCTATGATAATAATTCTGAACCTGGAGATAGATTCCAAGAGTTTACAATAGAACCTTTAACCACTGAAGAATTATCTGAATTAGATGAACCTCTAAAGGGTAATAGAAAAGACGAGAGGTATAAAGAGCAGGTTAAGTACAAATATGTAGGTAGACAAAATGCTGGTGATGATGGATTAGGTAATACACATGCCAACGCTGCATTTACTAAACTACATAGAGCTCAAAACCAAATGGAATTAGAGAAAATGAAATTAAAGGTTACAGTTGAAGGTTTTAATCCATCATTGTATAAATTTTCTAAAGTACCTGTAATTATTTACCACTATGATAAAGTTAAGATCGAAGCTGAACAAAAGGCAGATCAAAAGAGAGAAGAGGCCGGTTTAACAGAAAGGCCTATGCAAGCTGGAAAACCTAAAGTAGACCTAAATGAAATGGACCAGATGATGGATAAATTTATATCTGGGTTTTACGTGGTAGAAAATATTGACTATAAATACGATAAAGAGGATGGTATGATAACCTACTTCACTCTACTTAGGAGAGAGTGGCCGTCTCGTTCTCGAAATCTAGCATAAAAAAGTAAGATAGATAATCTATGGCAGATTTAGATTTTAGAACAAGGAATGAGTTTAAAAAGGGCTCTCGAATACGTTTGATTGACGAAGATCCTACGTTTTTGAGTTTTCTTATATTATTCCATTTTGACGACCATCCTGATGTTGGGCACTCGCCCCTACTTGATGGTACGGCAGAGCGTTATCTACAAGATGTAATTAGAGATGATGTTGGAAATAAACTTGCTGCTAATTTAAAGAACTTTAATAGAGTATTAAGAAAGGTTAATCAAGAAATGCCTTGGTTTTGGCAGGGTTTAAAAGGCTTAGATGCTGCTATGACTTATGGTGATATGACAGAGCCATGGAGAGGTGCTGAAAAACCAGAACTAGAAATTACATGTCTAGAAGAGAACATGGAGTTTACAGCAATTGGTTTAATGGACTTATATAAAAGAGCCTGTTTTGATTTTGAAAGATATGTAGAGGTGGTACCTAGAAACTTAAGAGAATTTTCGATGGATATAATTGTATCTGAGATTAGAGTATTTCAAAAAGATACTAATTCTAGAAACTTAGGTAGTACTGATAATGAAGATTCTATTTTTGGTAATTCAAGTAATTCTGCTGGTGGTACAATAACTGATTTACATGAAAATTATGTTAATAAAGACTTTACGTCAGCTGATGTAACTCCTTTTGTTAGATTAAGATTTACTCATTGTGAATTTGATAAAGATTCTTTAGCGTCGTTTTTTGGTGAATTAACTAAAAACCCAGAAGCTGTAAGACCAAGTATTAAAATTAATTGGGGTACATGTAGACAAATAGATCAAAAATTAGGTTCGAACTTGTTTAACGAAAAAGAAGATTCAGATAAACCTATTAATAAAAGAATAGAAGAGGCTCAAAAAGTCGGTAGAGTAGATAATGGTGCTGGTCAATCCACTGGTCAGAAATATTTAGATGCTATTAGAGGTAGAACAATTGGCAAAGTTGAATCTGTATTACAAAACGCAAAAGACGCAGCTACTGCTCAAGCAAATAGTATTGCTAATTCGTTCGCTAACCCAGATCAACCTGGTATTGTTAAAAACCTTTTAGATAAAGCAACTGACGATTTAACAGGGTCTCTACTTTTAGGTAATGTTCACGGATTAGGTGGTACAATAAATGATATATCAACCGCTTTAAAAACAGGTAGTTTAAATGCAGTCGGCAACCTAGTAGGAAATCTAATAGGTAAAAATAACGATGGTAATGGAGGTCCTGGTATTGGTGGTTTAGGTAATGTAGGGTTAGCTGGATCTGATTCTACTCCAGATAATATAAAATTAGGTAAAATTTATGATGAGCTTAATGATGGACTACTTCAACCAGAAGCTTCATTAGGCCCAGATAATATTCACGGTGATACACCACCAGATACTGATGGACCAATAAACGAAAACGTACATGAATAATAATGAACTTTACAGAGATAATTTACGAGAGACTCATTGGTTAGGTGAAGTGGTTATTAATGAAGACCCACTTCTTCAAGGTAGGGTTAGAGTAAAAGTATTCGGTAAATTTGATAAATTACCAGACGACCAGATTCCATGGGCAACTCCTATGAATAGAGATCAGGTAGGTGCGCATGCTGTACCTAGAGTTGGTGATATTGTTGCAGTTAGATTTGATAATGGTAATATCTACCACCCAGAATACTGGTTTCAAGTAGATCAGAATGATGACTTAAAGGGAGACATCCTAGAGTCATCTGACGCACCACAAGATGTTATATCCCTGGTTTACGATGCAGAACGTAACTTAAGAATTTACCACTCACCAGAAGATGGCTTGGTCATTACTAGAGGTGAGGGCGCAAAAGAAAGACCTATGCTTCAAATTGATGAAGAGGGTTTTATTAAGATTTCTACAGATGCTAAAGTCTTTTTAGATTGTGGAGATATATTTGTATCTAATACAGGTGAGTCTGGAGCAGATGAAACAGAACCTGCAGTAAGAGGTCAATCTCTACAAGATTGGTTACAGGCTCTATTAGATGATTACAATGCACATATTCATCCAACTGGTGTTGGGCCATCTGGTCCTCCGATGCCTCCTACTCCGGCAACAGTTGCAAAATTAGGTTCGACACATATTAACTATCAACAAAAGAACAAGTAAGCTATGCCTGCAATGTGGCCTAAATTTATTCCTGACTTGGCTAACACTATTACAAGTCAGCAGTTTACTAAACCAGGTGGAGCTGTAGTTTCTTACGATCTTCCTGAGTTCAAATCCGAGGTAGGTAATCCACTTAATAATAGTTTAAAATCTAATAAAGCTGATTATGTAAATGCGATTAATCCAAATCCATTATCTGGTAGATATGATTTTGGAGTTCAGGTTGCAGAACATTATATTGAAGCTGTAAAAAATAATGCACAAACCCATGTTGCAGAATTCCATATTAATAATGGTGCTGCTGAGATGTTATTAAAACAGGGATATGGTATTGCATTCGAACGATTATTAAGAGAGGGTGATATACCTCTACAAGACCAATATGATGAAGACGGTAATCTAATTGAGATGGGGAAAGAGTCACATCCTGCCTATGCTGATTTTTGCCCAGAAGTAGAACCACCAAGTGCTGAAGAATTAGCAGAATTAGAAAAAGAAAATGATAAAGCTTTTAATAAATTCGTTGATGCTGCTAAAGAGGAATATGACTTATATAAATTTAGATTTTTTCAATTTCCATGTATTGATGGTAATGAGACTCAAGATGAATTAGAAAAGATATTTGCATCTAGACTATTACAGCAATTTGAAAGGATTACAAATAAGAATACTAAATGGGAATTCTATATTTGGTTAGCATGTCTTGGCTCAGAGAACTATAGCAATTCAAGTGGATTTGGCGGTGGTTGGTCTGGCATGCCTTATCCTAATGTTAATACTACTGCTAGAAATGATATTGAAGATGCTGGTTATGATTGGAAAGAATTAGTAGATAATGTTAGTACTCTTTGTATTGAAGCTATTCATGAAGTACATCCTGAACAAGAGGAGAATACATGGACATTCTTTAATACTACATTATTAAGAAATAGAATTAAAAAGGATCCAACAGGGCCGATTACTCTACCCTATGAATTAGATTGCCCATTGAATGAATATAAAATTCAAGTGGCTTATGATTTTGAACACTACCCGCCGGAAAACCCTAGCCAAAGACCAAAGATTTTAACCTCAAATGTAGTGGCTACTTTTAGTTGGTACCCTGGGGTAAGAAGTGGTAATTTTACTGCAAATGCAAGCGGTGTAGTTAATAATGCACCTAAGTTTATTAAATCAAAAAACTGGGTAAAGAGTAAATATGAAAAGAATGAATGGGAAAAGAAGTGGAGAAAGGTACCAAAGTCTAAATTAATGGCTGCTTCTAAAAAGGCAGATGCACAAAAAGCATTCTTTCAAATTAATCCAAAACCAGAAGGTACTCTTTTTAAATTTGAATATCATAGAGCTAAATGTGCTAAAAAGAAAGCTGAAGAATGTGAAGAAGATTTAACAGAAGTAGCACATCCATGGGAGCCTAGTGGTTCAACACCTGGAGGTAAGACTTATTCTGGAGATCCATATATGATGATGGCTAGAGTAACAATTGCATATTGGTATGCTTGTGTTGTTAAACCATTTAAGCCAACTCCTTCTGCTCCTCCAGCGTTAATTGCTCCACCTTTAACAGGTATTTATGTTCCAATTTATTATGGAAGTGCAAATCGCCTAGCTAATAATTTAAGAAGAGCCTGGAATACAGGTAAGTCTTTTAATATGTTACCGGCAACACAACCACCCGCGATGGCAGTAAGTACAGCAGTTGCAGGAGCTTATGCCCTGCATCTACTAGAATTTAAGTTGCTTTATCTTGGTGGTATTCCAACTCCTGCCGGACCAGTTCCAATGGTAGGTTTTGTACCGATTGTATTTTAACCCCAGTCCTTTTCGAAAGTATACCAATGGTCTGCAGACGCACAGTCGCGAAGAGCATCGAGAACCATATAAACCTTTTCGTCAATAGTTAGGTTGTCTAGAATGGCTCCTACGTGCATCTCAATTAGCAAATCATCGTTAAGGTAAGAAGATACTTGTCTTGCAATCCCAGTAACCAATCTATAAGCATTATCTTCTACGCTGTTGTATCTACGACCCGAATGATATTCAGTGTAAGTATCTACTTCAGATGCCTGCTTAATCATTTTATCCCAGAGTTTATCGCCGAGTAAGTCTCGAACCTCTTGACAAATAGATTGGATTTGATCTTTGTGTTTAAGAACGGCTTGGTAGCCCGAGCCACCAACACCGTTACATTTGATTTCTTTATAGTTAAATTGTTCCATTATGCTTCTACTAAAGTTATATTTTTAAAAGAGTCTTCTAATTTGTAAGCGTTATCGGCCCAGGTCTTACTACCAATGTTTTTCCAGTGACCATGATCAGCCATCTTTGGGAAGCTACTATGGATGGTACCTATAGTTATGTTCTCCAAGATACAGTTTGCCACGGTGGCGAACTTATTGGCTTTAAGTGCCAAGGCAGTTAAATAAGTGTCTGACCCAGGGTGAGTAGACTTAAGTTCGATCGTCTGTAAGGCATTCTTCTTATACCTATTAACTAGGGCTGCAAGAGTGGATTTACCTTCAGTAATAGTCATCCAACCAGCTACACATTTCGTAACGACTCTATAGTCATATTCTACATCCCATTTAAAGCCATATTCGCTTGTATGGAATTTGTGCATTTTACCATTAATGTTTTGTTCGATTGAGTAAACCGTTTCCCCGCTAAATCCTTCGTGTTCTTTAATATACATAGTTATTGTTTGTTTTTAATTACAGTACTAATATACGAAAAATAATTGACATAAAAAAATCTAGAGGCACTTATTTTGCCTAAAATGGCAAAGTTTTTTGTAGATACATATAATAACAATCAAATCCTAACATTATCCTTAAAAGATTCATCTTTCTGTTAGTATTTTACCTCTTTGCAGCTCAGATTGCAGAAGATAATAAACCCGAGCGCATTAATATTTCAATTATCAAAAGACCTACTATAGCAGAGGTTATTAATAATGAAAGTTCAAAAAAGTTTTTAAGAGATTCCTTGTTACGAAATCCACCTCTTATATCACCGGTGATTAAAACAGAAATGGCTCCATTAGATTTTAGGATTATTGGACTAACTACAGAAATATTACCTAACATTTATCTAATTCAATTAAATAGTAGATATACGTTAGAGAGATTAGAGAGAACATTCTTTCATGAACTCGTACATGTTTATCAATTTGAAAAGGGTTTATTAAAAGAAGGATTTGGCCTAGTTACATGGAGAGGTCAAATATCTACATGGGACCAACCATGGGGAGATAGACCTTGGGAACAACACGCTGAAGAATTAACACATAAGTTATTTATACCCAGGGCTGAGATTTGTAAATAGAATATATAAATTATATGAAAACACCTATTATTAAATATAATGATAAATTTTTAGACCGCATAGGTCTATTTATGAGGATCGGCGGTATTACCCTTTGGCCGTATGTTATCTTAAGAGAGATTTACAATTCGACTCCACCGTGGAGAAGAAAGGCGGCTAGGATAATTAACCACGAGACTATTCATATTAAACAACAAGAAGAGATGCTAATTATACCATTTTATATTTGGTATGTAACTGAGTGGTTTATTAAACTATTCTTTTATGGTAAAAAAGCCTACTATAACATCTCGTTTGAAAGAGAGGCTTACGATAATGATGATAACTTAAGCTACCTAAGTGGTAGAAAACATTACGCATGGATAAAACGCGTACTTAAGTAGATATATAATATGTTACACTGTTAATCTAAAATAAATGTCAGATAAAAAAAGACGCAGAATTTCTGCAACCCAAGAAGCAAACACAGTTGAATTAGTTGAAACTATTCAAAGACCCACAGAAGAAATTAAAGAAGTAAAAGAGGAAACTCAAGATCCCCACGCACAGTTCTACGATGAGAGCGGCGAGTTCTTATGGGACGCATACGAAGCTACGTGTGTTACTAAAACCAGAAAACCAAATCCACATATTAAGACTAGACATGGTGATAAGGTATATTCAAGAGAACCTTATGCACAAGAGCTATATGATATTTTAGTTGAAAATAGCCCTGAAATTAAACCAAGTTTAAATATTGGAGAAATCCATACAGGTAATATCTATGCAGTAGACCAAGAATGGATTACTGTTGATATAGGATATAGAGAGTCTGTATATGTAAAGGCTTCAAAAGAATCTGAAGAAGTTAGAATGATGTTGCCTGGTGAAGAGACAGCGGTCTTAATTACAGAAACAAAGGGTACATTAACTGGATCTATTACAGGTGGAGTGAAACATAAAACTTTCATGGACCTAAGAGCTGGTATCGAAGAGGGTAATACTGCCTGGATCGGTAAGGTTAAAAATATGATTGAGAATGGTGGTTATATTGTAAGAGTACAAGGTATAGATTGCTTTATGCCAGGTTCACTTGCAGGTATTAATAAACTATCTGACTTTAGTTCTATTGTCGGTGAAGAAATTTATGTAGTACCAGTTAGTTTCTCTCCAGATAGAGGTACAATTGTAGTATCACATAGAAAATATTTACAAGCTTTAATTCCACAGGCTATTAATAACTTAAAAGAAAATATACAAGAACCTAAAGAAGGTAACGTAACAGGAACTGCAAAATATGGGGTCTTTGTTGAGTTTGATAAATGTTTAACTGGAATGATTCATAATAATGAATTAAATGAAGATACTTTAGTTAGATTTAAGAATAGAGATATTAAACCAGGAGAGCCAATTAACTTCTTTGTAAAAGATATTATTAGTAATAACAAAATTACCTTAACTCAAAAAGAGGGGACTGCTGTTAATCCATGGATTAATATTTCATCAAGATACCAAATACCTTCTATTGTTGCTGCAAAAGTAAAGACTAAAAAGGATTATGGCATATTTGTAAATATTGAAGAGGGCGTAACTGGTTTATTACATGTAAGCGAGCTTCCAGATAATAAACTTGAAGAATATATGATAGGTGATTCTTTAGATGTACAAATTACTAGAATTGATGAATCGTCTATGAAGGTATTTTTAAAATTACCCTAATAACTATCCCAACAGAGTTTGATATATATTCAAAAGTAATATCATACTCTTAACATGCAAAAACTAAACGTATCTTCGGATAGGCAATCTATTCTAAACGCTAGCCAGATTGGAATTGAGTTTGAGTTTTATTCTAATCTAGAATTAGAGGAAACACAAAAATCTATATCTGAGTTAGTAAATAGAAAGATTAAGTTAGAAGATAAAGCACATTCTGATTTCCAACCAAGCGCTGATGTCTTTAAGATGGAACCTGATATGTCAGGTGGTAAAGGCTTAATTGAACTCGTAACGGGTCCTATGCCTTATAGAAATGCTAGAATTGTAATTCAAAAAATGTTAAGATGGATTGAAAAGAATGGTTATACAAATGACCGAGCTTCAATCCACCTTAATATGTCATTTAACCCTGATTATTTAGTAGATAAAAATATGGTTCAACACATGTCTGTGTTGAAATTTATTCTAGAGTTTGATGAGGCTAGAGTATACAAGTATTTCCCAAATAGAGAAGATTCTACTTATGCAAAGTCTATTAAATGGATTATGCCTAAACATGAAGCTTTTTACTATAACGAAAATCTAATTAGTTCAGATAACTTTACTTTTGCTAATACTAAATATTATGGTATTAACTTTGAAAAGGCACAGAAGAACTATTTAGAGTTTAGATATTTAGGTGGTAAGGATTATGAGAAAAGAACAGATGATATTCTACATCTTGCAGATGGATTTATCATGTCTGTCTTTAAATCTTGTTTTAATCCTAAATTTACTCCTGAGAATAAAATCGAACTTAAGCGTATCTTAGAGAAGAATAAACCTCTAATGGAAATGCTAAAAGATTACAAAGCAGTAAATAAATATTGGAAGAAGATAAATATATTAGTGGACTTAACAGACAACGAGCAAGTAATCGAAGTACAATGGAACAGATTTAAACATAAAGTTCTAGCGTTACTCGCACACGGTGGTATGGAAGAGGGTATTATTAACTACGATTCCGACTACGGTATGGTACAAGTTAAAGGTGGTAAATTTAAAACTGCATACTTGTTAGATGGCTTTGAGTTTATAGATTGCGAGCTATCAGGCAACATCGAAAATAGTGCTATTTATGGTGGTATTGTTGATGGTGCACAGATAATAAGATCACAACTCTATAAAGGTTGTGAGGTAAAGGATTCAAAAGTTGAGTCTTCTTATGTACATGGTAGTTGTCAATTAACAAATTGTTTTGTCTTTGGAAGAGATGGTATTTTCAAAGGTAGAATGATTGGAGGTATTTTCAGAGAGGGTGGTATTGGTCCACATGCTAGATTTGATGATACTGAAATAGTGGTAAGCACAAAAATAAATAGTTAAAATGAGTGAAATAAGATCAGGTAACGAAACTAACTTAAGCACCGAAAGATCATTCGGCGATAGTTGTTTAAACGCATTCCTTCAAGAATTGGGTGACGACATGACTGGTGCATGTATGGTTCCTGTTAACCTACCTCAAAGAGAAATTATTAATATAGTTAAAAGAGCTAAGAAATGGTTCTATAAAAACTATGAAGATGCTGTTAGAGAGAACTATTATCATGTTCCAGCAGAAGTATTTGCTTCTACGTATTTTAAAAACCACAGGTCTTTAAATTTACCTAATGCAAGCGTGGATGGTTCAGGTGCAGTATTTTCTGTATTTGGTGTCCATGATACTGGTTCTGGTTTTAATTCTACTGGAGGTGGATTAGATGTAAGATTTCAAAGTGGTGGAGACTTCGCTTTAGAAAGAATGTTATTTAGAGGAATGTATGAGGGTGCTGGAGCTGCGGAAGCTGCAGAAGAATTACAATACTATGTATTAAATCAATCTTTAGCTGATTTGTCTAGACAGATTATGGAAAATCCTATTTCATTTCAATACTCAAGATTAACTGGTGAGTTAAAGATCTTAGGTGATACGCCTAAGAAGGATGTAATTCTACATGTATACGAAACTCTACCAGATTGTGCTATTTATGAAGATGAAATATTTTTTAGATATTGTTCTGCTAAAATAAAGCAGTCTTTAGGTGCCAAACTTGGTATCTTTAAATTTGCATTACCTGGTAATGTAGAATTTGATTATGACGCAATAAAAGACATGGGAGACACCGAATTAGAGTCGATTATTGAAGAAATTAAGGGTGACGAAGGTGTGGACTGGATGTTCCACTCATAATGAGCCGAATACATATATAAATGGATTTTTACATTAAACATATAGGTGACCCTAACTATCAAACAACTGTTGTACAAAACAACGGTGAGATAGAGCAGTTATTGACACAGATCGAGAATACTCTTTTTACTAGAAAGAATGATGTATTAGGTGAACCTGATTTTGGATGTAATTTAGAAGATTTGGTGTATAGTTTAAACCAAAATGAATTCCAAATTAGAAACGAGATTGAAAAACAACTATCTAATTACGTACCCCTTTCTAGAAAATACGATACGTCAGTAGATGTTAAGTTTTTTAAAGGTGAAGTTAGAGATATTTGTTATGTAGACATTACTGTAAATAATGAGTACACAATCCAAGTAAATTTAAGATAAATAACTAATGGCAGAATTAAAATTTTTAAGTACACTAAGAACCAGCGCTAACCAAATTAAGGTTGATGCTCGTACTTACATTGCAAGAGTGTATAATCGTGCAAACACTCTATTTACAGAGGCTTCACCATTTGCTCAGATTGTAAATGTAATGGCAGAGCTTGGTGAACTAATTATGTTCTATGTAGAAGATGCTACAGTAGAACAAAACATTTATACTGCTCAGCAACCAGAGTCTATATATGGTCTATCAAGATTAACTGGCCATGATGCAACTAGAGGTTTTGCTGCAACTGGCGAGATTGAATTTAGATGGAAAGTAGGTGCAGATCTTGGTAAGATTGCAGGTACTGGTTTAAATATTGATGCTAGATCAGAACTATCATGTGAATTAAATAGTTTAAAATACACTATATTAAGTCAACAAGAAAAGTTTAGATTGGAAAAATCTAATAAACTTAAAGTTAAGTGTGCTATTATTCAGGGTCAGTTTGAACAACAAACATTTACTGGAACTGGAGAGCCAATGCAATCTTACAATATAAAAATTAATGGGTTAACAGATCATTCAAAAGTTACAGTTGCTATTAACGGAGAGCAATGGACTAAACATGAGTCCATGTATGACTTATTAAACGAAGAAAAAGGCTATATACTTAAAACAGGTATTTCAGGCGGGTTAGATGTTTACTTTGGTACTGGTAATTTTGGTGCAATTCCACCAGCTGGATCTGATATTCAAATTGAATATGTAAAACACAAAGGTGCTTTAGGTAATATTGACGATGGTCAAGATATTATTTTTCAATGGTTATCAGATGGTGTAGATTCTAATGGCGATGATTTTGACTTAAATGAATACCTAGAGGTTAATGTAACTTCTTCACCTAAAATGGGCGCAGACAAAGAGTCGACTGAATTTACTAAGTTAATGGCACCTCTCGCTTCCAAATCTTACGTCTTAGCAACTCCAGACAATTACGAGTATTTCTTATCAAGATATGGTATGTTCTCGTATGTGGATGCTTACAATACCACATCGGATCAGTATTTAGATGATGATAATGTTATTTATATTTTTGCTGTACCAGATATAAAAAGAAAACTATTAGCAAGTCAAGACTATTTCTCTATTCCACAGAATGAAATGTTCTTTGACCAAAACGAATATGACAAAATGTCACAAGTAATTCAAGATAGTGGCCAACAAATGGTTACTACTGAAGTGGTATTTGTTAAACCTCAAATTAGAAAATATAGCTTAGATATTAATATTAGATATTTTGAGGGCTATACGAAACAAGAAATCTTTAGCGAAGTTAGAGCTAGAGTAAGTGACTACTTATTGAATATTACAAGAAGAGATAAATTGCCTAAATCTGATATTGTGTATATTCTAGAAGAAATTGATGGTATTGATGCAGTAAATGTGAGATTCATCTCGGAAACAGAAGAGACAGCTAGACGTCTAGGTTACTATGAGTCTAAAACTGTATCTGTTGTTCCACAAGAACCTGTAGTTTTAGAAGATATTGGTAACGGCAAACAAAAATATATTTTCTTTAAGCGCATTGAGGAAGTTAAGACCGTGGATGTAGATGCTACTACCCAAATTCCTTATACAGTTGCAGGCTTAGACGAATGGGGTGACATCATCATGGAGAAAGAAGAAGTCGCTGTCTTTAGAGGCGGATGGCAAGACCGAGATGGTGACCCTATTATTGACGACGCCCGTATTAATGCTGAAGCTGCACTTAGTGTGAATTTTGATGAAACGCCGGTACCTAGAACAATATACACTAGAGTACAGGCTGGAAATAGAAAAGCCTTGAAATAATGTTATTTAGAGACCTATTAGTTTACAAGCGTAAAAGGCTGTATAAAGTGGCCAAGCACAGAAGAGACGATCTTAAGAATACCAAGTACGACTATAAGTCTGGTCAAAGAGGTCTAATCGGTAGACAAGTTTCCCCTCATATTCAAAGAAACCAAACGATTAGAGAGTTTTTACTCTTTATCAACGATTATATGGTAGCTCTTTTAGATCAAGTAAGATATTTAAAGAACTATAAAAACTTTACAGTACAAAAAGACGACGAGACAACTAGATAACTATGTGGAATAATTTAAGATTCTTTAATGGTACTACTTCTGAATTACAGTTGGTACAGAACGCAGCAGGTGTTTGGACTGGTAAGGTCTATCTACCTGAAGTATCTGCAAATCTGTATGAAACTGTCAATTTATTTGTATTAGAAGAGGTTTTAAAAGAAGGGCAAACTTTAATCAATAA